GAATCGTCGGTGTCTGAATCGCCAAGCGTAAATGTGGTTCCGTCTTCGTTTAGGGCGCAAGTAACGTTAGTTACTAGAGCCGATGCGTTCAGCTCCGCTGCGGTGGGGGCTGTGCGGTCTGCGAAAGCCTCCGGGTAAGCGAGACAGAACTTAATGTTTGCGCGATAAACTCTAGTGTTAGTCGTCATTAGTTCTCTTTCTCAATATCGGTTTCGGTTTCCTGCTCTTGAACTACCTCTAGTTGTCTTTTCCGAAGAAAATTCAACCCGGAGCGTTGCTCATCTTTCTCGGCCACGGTGCCTGGCTGATACATTACCGGATTGTACGGTTTTGCGTCAGAACCAACGGGGACAAGAATGTCTTTATAGTTAGGGTGGGCAAGAATCCTGGGGGTCACGTCACAAATCTGACCGGACACAGTGTTTAGGGCAAGTACCATATATCTAGTTTACCATCACCTACGGGGTTATATTAGAATTTGGGTTATCCGAATTGAAACGGAAGCTGAGAGTGCCTATCCCCAAGTATAGGTGCGGCACGGCGTTCGAATCTAGGATGGGAAAAACGGACTCCCCGAGCTCCGGCGTCAACGATGCACCATTAGTTATTTTCCATCCGATGAGGCCATCCAAAAAGTAGTTCAAAACTTGCCTGGCTATTTTTGGGTTGGGCGCCACAGAAATAATGTCAAACTTGGAGAAGTACTCATCGTGTCGGACGCCAGCAAACGAAGTGTTTTGTTCGCTCCGGTTCAAGCCGCCCCAGCGAAGAACAACAAATGGTTTGGTTTTGTTGCTCACTCGCAAGATTGCCTCATCGTCGAGAACTTGGTCTTCTTTTATCGCAAAGTTAGGGAAAGCGGTGGCAATGTGTGTCTCAATTTCTTCTTGAATGGAAACTAAATCTATCCCGTTCATATTCTTTTCATCTCCTGAACAATGTTTTTGATGTACTGTTTTTTGAGTTTTGGTATCATCTTCTCCAGGTCAAACCTGGTGTCACGAATAGCAAACATTCCCTTAGTCATGTTGAACTCACCATTGGGGAGCATCCTCAGAACGGGTTTCCCACCCTTGACTCTTAGCGCACCACCGGCGCTGTACGCCGCCTTGAACCTGTTCTTGAATCCGCTTTCCTGGTATCTGTAATACTTGGGAACGCTAGACTTAATCCAGCCCACAAGAATCCTTGTTTTGCTTTTGAAAGCAACCGTCTTGTAGCTCACCGAGTTGTACATCTTCCCCGTGCGTCTCCTACCAGAACCCTTGTTTAGCCCAGCGGACTGTGCGGCCCTGCTAAAAGGCGTCTCGCTTTCGATAATGTACTTCTTGATGCGCTTTTCGCCAATATTACCAATTTCCTTAGCAAGGTTCTCGGTCTCTTTCATAATCAACTCAGGGAGAGCAAGAATTCTGTCGTTCACCCTTTGCTTCATCTTCTCGTTCAAACGCATTGAAAAAGACACTACGCGGGCGACTTCACATCAGCGTCGCACTCAATGGTTCTATTCCACCCGTAAGACGAATTGATTGCCGACCGGACAACAAGTATGAGGTCCTCGAGAACTGCGTCCTCGCCCCCGCTAGTGACTCTCACCTGCATACCCTTACGCACGAGCCCCAGGGTGGCGTCATAAGGAACCTGCACCATAACGCCCTGTATGGACCCCTGAGTAACCTCTAGCTGTGGTGTGGAAGAAGAGCGGACAGGCTGAATGCGTGCCTTCCCGGACCATACGATTGTTTCCGTGGTGGCCCCGTAAGTGTTCGTCGCCATATCCCAAGTCTGCTCACGAAGGTTCGTGTCAATCACTTCCACTTGAGCGTTGTACCAACCCTCGACAACGGAACGCATCTCAACCGCAATTTTATGGAAGTCGATAACCGCGTTTTTGTAGATGGCCACGCTAGTTCCACCAAGGGTAAGTGTCCGCCGTACCATCATCGTCTTCGTCAACAAACATTTTTATCATCTCAAAGTATTCGTTTGACTCATCCTGGAGCGCCTCTTCGCGCAACTGGGCGGCAAGCTTGCGTAGGGACTCGGCAATCTTATCGCCGTTTACCGTCAGGTCATCAGACGACCAAGACTTGAGAAGCATGGCCTGAGAGGTCGCAAGAGTTTCAAGACACCTGGCTGCCGCAAGCTTAGTGTTGTCGCCGTACATTGTGAGAAATGCAGCAATCTCGTCATCGCCAAAGTACATGTACGTACCTTCACCAGCATCAACACTCTCAGCTTGCGTATCCCCAATTAGTACACGAACCTTGCCTACGTCACTCGTGTAGTCTGCGGGGAAAATTCCTGTGTTAGCCATGATTCTATTTTACACCACTTAAGCAGATTTCGACCCGGAGCCAGGAAGGGGGTTAGGCTCAACGGGTCGAAATCCTACAGCAGGAGGGAAGCTGTTAGCTCCATCATAGCAAAGAAAAACCCCCCGAACCGCAATGGCCCGGGGGGAATTCTTTTTAGTGCTTAGGAGCCGGCACCTGTCGAGACGCGAAGCCCATCTTTGAACATGGGGATGGCCTGCACGATGTGACGGATACGAGTCTGTACATCGTCTTCCTCGAAGCTACCTTCACGGAAGGGGACCTCTCCGCCACCGAGGCTAAAGTGTCCGCTGTCCTTGATGGAGATAAGGGGGGTGCGAGCACCAGACAAGAATGTCTGCCAGAAGTGAGGACGGGGGAGGTTCTGAGGCATAACGAACCAGAACGCATCAGTTGTTCCGCCAGAGACAGTGTCCAGGGCGTTGAACTCGATAGGCGAGTAAGGAGAAGTAAACAAACGAGGGTCGAATGTGCTTTCCGTGTCACCTACAGTCCTAACAATTTGCTGAACAGCGAACATGTCGCGAACAGTCAAACGGAGAGCCGAGCCGTAAACCAACTTAAAGTCAGTTCCGAGTACGCGGTCGCCGTCAACGGTGTCCGTGCGAGATGCTGTCATAGCAGTATCCAGAGCGGCAAGGGACAAAGCTGGGTTTCCAGCAATTCCTTTTCCGGTGAATCCTGTTCCGATTGCGCCAGCCGTAGTGACAAACAACTTGGCCAAGGAAATATCTTCCTGGCGAGCTGCGGCACGAGCAAACGCCGTGGTCATCTCACTGATGATGTTGAAGTCACCGGTGCGGCGAAGAGTTTCAAACGACAGGCGGACGCGAACACCCTTTTTGCCTTCGAACTCTTTCTCGACCTCGCTCGTGGTGAACGGAACTGCCTGGTACTCTTCATATTCGCCTACGGAAGGAAGGCCACCTGCGATGAACTCTTCTCCACCGCCTGCGGTGATGTGAGTAGCGTCGATGTTGAAGTTACCGAACTTGATTTTCCCGAAGTTATCTTCGGTCCTTTCGTCGGCAATCTGGTCCCACACGTTTACCTCAGCGGCATACTTCGCAAGGAAGGTGACGTTGACGATGGGCTCAAGCAGGCTAGGAATGTCGCTGGACGAAATACCTTCCTGGAGAGTCAGTTTGGCACGCTTGTCACCGGCGAGCGCGGCAGTGAAAAGCTTTGCAGCTTCCATCTGACGCGACGTGGTGCGCTCTTCGATGGCCGTTACGGCCTCTTGTACTTTTACAATGCTGGGCATTAGTCAGTCACCTATTCTTAGTTGTTGATTCTGACGAGGACCGTGCCGGCGGTTCCGGCCTTGACGGCTGCGGCGCGACCAACGAAGAAGTTGTCGGTTGCAGTCGTGGTCAACGCAGTACCCCAGAGAGCCTCGCCTGCAATGTAGAGAGCGTCTCCGATTGCGGTAGCGTCTGCCGTGGTCCCACGGAATACACCAATCTGACGAATGGTGGCGTAGTGGTTCGTGTCAGCGCCAACCTTTGCGTCGGTCTCGGCAACACCGTGCAGTCCGTTAAGGTGCACGAACATGCCCGACCGGACGGCGGTGTTGACTTGGTACTCCACAGAGAAAGCATCTTTGTAGACTTCGTTCAGGGCCATTAGGCACCAACCTTAATGTTTGCGATGCTGGAAAGGGTCTCGCCTTTTCCTCCACCATTGATGATGAGAGCTTCTTCGATTGCCCTGGGGGAAGACTTTGCTTCCTCTTTGAGGTGAGCTTTCACGGAGTCAACGTAAGCCTTCTGGCTTTCGATGGCTACAGTGATGTCCACACCGGCACGAATAGACTCGTAGACAGCCTTACGAGAAATCTGGGGGAGGTCGGCAGCGACCAACGCTTCGGCAACAGCCTCAACATTAATCTCTTCCTTCTCTTCCACTTCCTCGACAGGGGCCATAGCTTCTACGACAGCGGTTGCAATGAGTTGAGGCAAAGCAGCAATCTGGTCGCTCAGTTCTTGGATTTCCATATCTGAGTATCCTTCTTCTTCATTTATTGTTGAGACTACGACTATCGGAGGCGTAGCACTTGTTTCCGAATCGAGAACTTCTTCCTCGATGGAAATTTCTTTTTCCGCAGAAATCGATACTGCGGCTTCGTAAAGCTTTGCTTCGAGCTTTGAGCCCGGGCGCCCGGCGTAAGACACCAGGTCAACTGAGTTTTGAATGTTAGCGTGGAGACTGGTGACTTCAAATTCTCCAGAGTCAGCCTCGTCGCCTTCGCCCATTGCGTAGATAGAGAGGCCCGTGTGCGGGGCCACTGCCTCAACAAACTCTTTCCAGTGGGGCATGATGTCAATTTCCCCAACAAGACCAATACCTTTTTCGTAGTAAGCGTCTTCCGCCAGCGTGCCGATTAGGTTCTTGGCAGAGCGGGATTCTTCGTCGGAGCGGGGGTGGTCCACGTAAGAGTGAGTGCCCTTGGGGAAAGCCACTGCGCCATATTTGGACAGCACCGACTCGCTATAGACACCCGTAGAGCCGCTACCCGGGGTGATGAGTACAGCTCGCCAGCGATTGCCTACCTTAGTGGGTGCGCTTGACTGCTCAATAAGAATTTTAGACATTGTGTCAATGATACCACGCACTAGCTATTGGATAGATAAACGATAGCGGATTTTAGCCTGTCTACATTATCATCAAAATTTGCAATGCCCAAATTGCAAGAGCGGCAAAGTAGCCCCCTTACTTCTTGCGTGACATGGTCGTGGTCAATGGACAAGTTTGTCGTTTCTTTTCTGCCACATATTTTACAAGAAAAGTTTTGCTCCACCAGTAATTTTTGGTAATCGACTAAAGATATTGAATACCTTCTTTCGACGGTGTAGTGGTAGCGACAAAGTTTCTTTGCATAAAAAACATCGACGCATCCTTCCATTGAGCATTGACAATCACTAAACTCTCCCGCGTTTCTTGCCGCTTGATAATGGTTTCCGCAATACCCTCTTTTCTTGAAGGCCAAATCGCAATCCTCGACAGAGCAACGCTTCGGAGCCCTGTCTCTGTTCTTCGCGAAGGCACCCGATTTCCAAAGTTTATGGTAATGAGTGGAGCAATGGCCCCGACTTACGGGTTTTCCGATGCAGTTTTCAGATAGGCACATATCACAATAATATCACGATATTCTTACCTAGGGTCGTCTTGCCTGTCCCGCATGATATTATCGCCGTCCGAAAGGTCACCATCGCCAGTTCCAGAGTTACCTTGTGAAGTTGAATTGTTGTTAGGGTTTCCGGCACCAAGTGTTTGCCCATCGTTAGCAAAGCTTGATGCGTTGTTCGGAACAAGGGCACCAACCGGCACGAGGCCGGGAGCCTCAATACCAATCTGCTCCGCGAAAGCTTCCTGCATAATCTCAGGGTCAAACAGCCCGCTCATCCACGCGGTCGCAAGGGACTGAATCGTGCGGTACGCCGGGTCAACAATAATGTTGTTGAACGTAACAGTAGGCGCTTTGACCCCCATGATTTTGAGCACACGGGTGAAGAACTCTTCCCAGCTACCCTGGCGCGTGTACGCGGCACTCAACGTGGGCTGGTCAATAACTTGAGAACCGCCCCCACCAGTGTCTTCGCTTCCAGCCAGTAACGCTTTCACCCCGACCTCAAGAGAAGTTGCGGTCATCGCGGCCAAAGGCATACCGGTCGCAAGGTCCACCGCGTTCGTCCTCGGCATAGAAGAAAGCTCAATCCCTGCACCCGTTACCGCCGTCGCAGCAACATCTTTGTTCTTTGTCAGCTTCGCAGAAATGTTTTTCCCACCCTTAGTGCTCTTGGTGGTCACCTGCCAAGCAATAGAAGCCAAAGCTTTCAGCATCTTCGAACCATCTTTGAGGTACTCCGAATACGCCCAAGCCCAAGGAAGTGCTGGCAAAGAATCGGGGACACCCCAAAGCTGCCCCGTGTCATCATTAGCTTTTATGTCAATAACAAAAGAGTTTCGTTGCACCGGAATACCCTGAATCATTGATACAGGTTTTTCAACATGGTCAACGGGATACCACGCCTTAGTCAGCGTATAAAGAATGCCAGTAGCAGCACTACTGTCCACAACCCCCTTTTGGTACTCGCGTTCGTAATAACGAATTGTTTCAGGGTCATCCGGGTCCGTAGCGAAACCAGATATTTCCGCAAGAGGAATTCGGCTAAAAAGTTTAGTGGTCTTATTGTAAACAACAAAAAAGTTTCCGTCAGTGAATAGAGCCTTCTCGTTTTTCTTGCAAGCATCTTTGCTAAACAAAACTTTACGGTTCACTGGGTTATCAATAATTGCCTGGTGCCGGGGCGCTAACGGTTCCCCATCGGAAGCCATCTTAAAGCCACGACCAAACACATAGCCCGCACGAAGGGCCGCCCCCCGCTTGAGCAAAGAGTTAGAAGTCGTCTGTTTTCGTGCACTCGCGGAAGCCTTTTTTATGTCAACAAGCAACATGCCGCTCTGAGCGTACTGGTTTAGCGGAGTCCAACCTTGGTCTTCAAAAGCCAAAGTCGCTCTCGCCATGGCCGCATAAGTCTCAGTGAGTAACGTATTGTCCTCAGAAAGCTTATCAATCTGCTCCAAAAGAGCCTGAGAATCCTTCGAAGTGCCCATAAAAGTGTCTAAAATACCCATGGAGCTATCTTACCAGTAGTTATGGGCTACCAGTAAGTGTCAGTGTAGAAAGCGTGCTCCTCTTCGGAATCATCCGTACCCACAACGTCCCCCGGAGAAACACCATAATCGACATGGCTAATGGTGGCCAGAATTGCGGCATCCAAAGAGTCAGGCGAAGCAATGCCCGCCTTTTTCATATCATCCTTACTTGTCATAAGAATGGCGCCACTAGCATTGAACTTGTACGTTTGCGTAATCATCTCCTCACGCAAACCCTTATCCTCAAAGTCTAGGTCAATGCTCCCGTTTGTAACGAGTTCTCGGAACGTGTCGTAATGCCACGCACGAGCGTTCGCCCAACGAGCCGTATCAGGCGAAGAGTTTGACCCATTAATAGAACCAACAGAATAAACGGCGTTATCAAACTCATCCAAACGCAAAAGAGCATCGACGACACCACCACCCACACCATTGACGTCCACGTTGAGGATTCCGGCCATGAGTCTTTGCGTGTGTCCATGAGCTCTCCTAGCTGTTTCAATAGTGTCCAGTTTAGACCACCTATCAATAATTCTTAGCCGGCCACCCTGGTTGCAATACAGTACGTTCTCGTCCGCACCATAACGCGCCACGTCCAAGCCCAACGTAATACTCTCATCCCCATCCTCCGGTATATCCGTATCCACACCAGTATCAATCGCTTTCTGCGAAAAGAATGTGTTGTCGGCCTCATCGGGGAACTCCCCAAGCACCTTCGACTTGTACCGTGCGGACTCAATACCCCAAGCCCTTTTCTTGTGCTCCACCCACTCCACACTTGTAAGCCCATCAAGCATCGCTTGTTGCTTCTCCGGGTCCTCGTACACAATTTCCCCGGTGAATGTGGGGAGGTCATGCACCCCAATAGTTTGCCGGTTCCAGTCCTGCATCAAGTTCGGGTCAGTGAAAATCTTGTGGAACTCGGTGCCACGATTGTCCGGGTTACCAATAACCAGAATTCCCGAATTGGCACCAGTGGCTACCGCCTCCGAAGCCGTAAACATTGCTGCCGGCAAACCGCCACCCTCATCCAAAAAAACTTTCGTGTTCTTCTTACGTGTCCCCTGGAACGAGTTTACAATGTCTTGGTCAGGTGGTCGCTTCCCGAACACAAGGAACTCAGCGCCCTCTGGTCCGTCTAGCTTCCACGCCAGCGTCTCGGTAATGCGACCGGGGAGCTCGAGCCCGCGAGCTTTGGCCATACCCTTATTGACTTTGAGATAGGCGAAGATAACTTTCTCCACCTGGGACATGGTGGGCGCCGACACTATGCACAACGTGTCAGCCGGGACACTCGTGGCCACCGTCCACGTAATAAGGTCTGCCACGACCGCAGACTTCCCACAACCGTTAGCGGACTTGACCGCTGTGCGAGTGTTGTCCATAAAGCTCTGGGCCACCTCGGTCTGCTTCGAGTACCACCTCTTGCCGAGCACGTCCCACAGCCACGCGGCCGGGTCATCCTGGTACAAACGCAAACGGGACTTGTGGCGCATTTCCTTCATGGCCTCATCAAGCACTTGCTCAAAGTAGGTTGGCATCAAGAATCTTCCTAGCCCTTTTCAGTCCCTCTTCTACCAAATCGTCAATGTCCCCATCCTCGGGCACCCCGTCAAAAGCTCTGAACCCCACGATAATGTATTGCAGGGCCGAATCAAAGGCTTCTGCGAAAATTTTTGCGTGAGCGGTCGTTATCCGGTTGATATCATCATCAACAAGTTTCCTTCGAGAATCCAACCTCTCACTCATAAGCTTCAACGACCTCAGCACCACGTTCGCCACGGCAGCAAAACCGTTAGGGTCCTCTACCTGGTCAAGCATATCGTTGGCTTTATCCTTGAGTGACACTGCCTCCATCAGAAGCAAACGTTCCTCTTGGCGGTCCGTCAACCAGTCTTTACTGTCCAGCAAATACGTAATACGTTCCGCGACATACCCGGGCTCCAGTCCGGTGAGCTCCGCAATTTCCATCGGCGACTTCCGTGCGTGACTCAGTAGCTTTTTATCGAGCGAGCTTTTTTCCACTTCCATGCAAAGAGTCTACCATTGTGCTACAGTACGTATGAGGCAATAGCTCAACGGCAGAGCATCACATCCTCGATGGTGTGAATAGATTTCGGTTCGACTCCGTGTGCTTTGCTAGCCCCGGCACCGTCCCTGTAGTCCTTCCCGGAGCACCGGTCAAACGGACCGGGCAGGTTTTGTTTTTAGGGAATGGACGGTTTCGACGGCAGGATAATCCCTCACCGTTTGCTTGGCGGTGGGGGTTTTCCCATGTCCGGGGGTGCTACACTTGTGTTACTAACACCTGCCCCTCTTCCCTTAATGGGTACGGGCAGGTTTTCTTTTTAGGGAATGGACGGTTTCGACGGCAAGATAATCCCGCACGCGGGGTCAGGCCGGACTGTCACTTAGGTGGCTGGTCGTAAAGCTCAATAATCTCTTTTGCCCACGCCACAGCATCCTCGACTCTTATTCCCGTTGGCTGAGGCTTGACCCAAAGTTCCAGATTTTCTATCCGGTTGTCATCTTTAACGCCATTAATGTGATGCACATTCTCTGTCTTTGTCAATTCTCTGCCCAAGTAATCCTCCATGACAAGAACGTGGTGAAACTTGTACTTTGATTTGTTGCCATCCGCAAAGGGAATCCTGACCATTAGGTAGCCTCTTGCGTGACTGATTTGCCCGCCTTTCCAGTTTGGGTTCTTGTCCCAAGCGCGCGAAAAGCAATCATTGCAAGCTTGTGATTTTCTTTGCTTGAGACGACCGCATACTACGCAGGGAGTTTTTAGGGACTCTTTCCTGCATTCCGGACATTTAGAATGTCGGCTGCTGGGCTTGTATTTCTGGAGGCACTCTAAGCAGGTTCTTTCCACATAAGGCATAGTTTCATTCTACCACCCTCCACGCGCCGAGTTCGACTCTCCACATTTCCACTAGGTTCCTGTACCCGATAAAGTTAGCTGTGGACGAAACGTGCCAATACCGTACCAATTTTGGTACGTTTGTGACACTTATGTCACATATGTACCCAACTAGGTACAAATATAGCTTTATTGCTATACAACAGGAATATAGCTTTATTGCTATACAACACGTTCGGGTAATTGCCTTGTTCCGCTGTCAGCCGAACACGCTCATTTGCCGAACCATCAACTCTCAGTTTGTAGTTGACTCACTCCCCTAGCGGCGCGCCCCAAATTGTGGTAGCTTGGCGCCATGAACACTAAACAAGAAGCAGTAAACGACGCCTGGGCCCTCTACGAAGACAGCCTGGACCTGATGACCGTAGCCCTCTACAGAACCCTCGAGCACCCGCACGACAGCGTCGCAGAAACCGTACTTAGAAACTGTCGCGACTTGACACACCATTATCTATCGGTCGCCGTGGAAGCCTTTGGGGCACTACACGAAGAAAACGCCCTCATCTCCGAGTACAAGAAAATCAACCAAGAGGTCCTCGCCTGGGAAGCAGAAGTACGCGGCTACGGGCTCTCCGAAGCC